CATGTCTTGGCTCCTCTTGATGGCAACTGCCAGGAGCTTTGTATCTGTATTGTTGTGAATCAATCCAAGTTTCTTGAGATTCTCAACTGATAATAAATAGTTCATTGTGCTCATCTTTGTCTTATTACTAATTGTTGCACCCACTCATGACGACACCAAGGTGTATTGGCTCCAGTATCTGGATTGTGATACCATCCTCCTCTGTATCTCCAGACATCTCTGTCCACTCTCATTGAGATGGTGTTGATTTCCTCTCTTGTGTACTTTCTATTCAAGCCAATCAAGCGTTGACAGAAAGCTCTTGATTGAGTCATCACTGGAGGAATGCCAGGGATCTCTCTGTATGTGTACACAACCTCGAATCTTTCAGCTGGTACCTCAACCTCCTCAATCAATGTTGATCCTGTCTCAGTTATTTCCATCTTGCTCACAAGTTCCCAGTCAGTGAGCCTCTTGAGACTCTTGGCAACCTCCTCAACAGTTGTATTCAATGCCTGTGATATTGCAACTCCATCCTCACCTTTCTGAATCAAGGAAAGAACATTCTTGTCAATATCTTTGAGGCCAACTTTTATCTCTCCAATGGTTGCAAAAATCTGCTCTTGCTTGCTGAACACTTCCTCTGATGGTGTATTCCACACAATAGGATAGGATGCAAGCACTTTGAACTCATGGGATGGTGTACCATATTGAGCAAAGTATCCAATCTCATCATCTGAGAATGACTCCTGATGCTTGCATGATGACATCTGTTGAGCTCCTGATGGTTGCAATCCCACAATTCTCCTGGCTTGTGCCTCATCAATTGTTGGGAATGATGCAAGCACAATGCTCAATGCACTCTCTGATGTTAACAATCCTTCTTTTATCTTGGCAACTACATCAATCAATGATGCAATCTGTGCTCCATTTAGAGCTGACTTGGCAACATCCACTTGTGTCTCATTTGATGGTATATCTCCAGCTGTTGATGGTGCCTCAACAACAGGTTGCTCTGCTCCAATTGGAGCCACATCCTTGAGCTTGACCTTACCAACAAAGCCAGAAAGCTCTGCCATGTAGTTGATCATCCACTCAAGTCTCTTTTGCCTTGACTCAACATAAGTCTTTTTAAATATCTCATAAAGATCTCCAGTCTCAGCTGCATTGAATGAGCCAGCTGGAGCAACTCCAAACAATGATGGAGCAACAACTGAATGAGCAACCAAGATATTCTGTTGCACACTGTTCTCAGTTGTCTCATATCTCTTGTCAAGATCATTGCCATTCAAGCTCTGTACAATGGGAGCCTTGTCCTTTGTATCACTGAATGTGATGACAATCTCTCCAGCATCCTCAACAGATTGACTTCGGCCTTTCACTTGTGCCTTTATATTCTCTGCCTCCTCCTGTGTCTCTGGATAGCCATCAGTGAATGAGATCATTGTACCTCCTTTGAATGAGTTTGCAATCTCATGCATGTGGAATCTTGAGATATCAACATCAGTTTGTATGGCTGTGATCCCACCATAATATGGAGGCTTTGGATAAATTCCTTTTTCTTTCTTTGTTTTCTTGACAGGATCTTTATAGTATATTATGAACTTGCCTGTCTTGTTGTTCATATCAAGGGCTGGAATAGCTCTCAGATTCGTTTTCTCAGCACTTTGTTGCATTGCTGTCCAATCATCACTGATATAGTACATTCTCTCACTCTCATCAACTCTGATTGAGTCAAGATCCACATGTTCCCACACAGCAACTCTTGATCCATCTCTGTTCCATGTGCCTATTGCACAGAATCCTCCGAACATTTCATAATCATGAGACAGCATCTCTGCAATCTCATTCATATCAAACTCTGCATACTTATTCTCAATGAATGGTTGCATATTACCAGAGACAATCTCAAGGCCTCCTCCAGCAATATAGTATGTTTTGTTCTTGATGATACCTTGATGCCATGCAGATCCATTGTATAGATCAATCAAAAAATAAGGATAGTCATTCTTTTTACCCCATTTAATGAATCCAAGCATCCTATCTTTCTCCTCATCAGGCTTGATATAGTCCTTTTTGAATGTGAGGCTTGTCATTTTAACTGAATCACTCATATATGTTGAATGTTATGTTTGTCGAAAATTCTGTACCTGGAGAATCAAGTTCATACACATTAGCTCGGCCCTCCTCAACAAGTCCATCAGAGAACTCTGGATCCAGGTTGCTGGATGATGTTTGCTGATAAACTCTGTATATATAGTATCCATCATATGGAAAGGTAACATCCACACCATCCTCAATGGTGAATTCATCATATCTCTCAGTGTTTGTTGAGATATTTGGGAGGATGCAATATACCTTCTCAAATGATTGTTGATGTTCAAACTCAAACAGATAGTAAACTGGAGTCACTGTTGTCAGCTCCGTTACTGTCACTATCATTGTTGATGTTGAATTCCTTTGAATCCTTAGCATCTTTTATTAGTTTTGGTTTTCTCTTTTCAAAGATATCAATAATTCCAGAAGCAAGATATAAATCCTCCTTGCCTCTCTCAATGATCATCCATTTTTTGAACACTGGGCTCCATGCCTTTGTGCCAATTAGTTTTGCTTTTATTTCCATGCAACTAAGTTATTAAAAAAAAGGGAGAGATTACTCCCTCCCTTTCAACCTATTTATTAACCCACTTATTAAATAGATGGAGATTGTTGTGTCAATAATGTTGCAACAACAGATGCATCAACATCTGGCACCTCATCATTTTCCATTCCTGTCAATACAAGATCATGGCCATTTCTGTCAGACTTAACTGTTCCTGATCCATATGCTGATCCATCAGCAATCTGCAATCCTTCTCCAAAGCCAAGAGCAACATATTCTCCTGATGCTTTCTCAACAATACAAACAACCTCATTTTGTGCTAACAAATGAATCTCTGATCTCAATTCCTTGGTGTCTGATGCCAAGATCATTGTCAGAGTTTGGTTGTACCACAATGTGCCGTTGTCTTTGTTTACTTGGATTGGTGCTGTGTAGCTTGACAAGTTGCTTTTTAATTTGTATTGAAACACCTCACCAGTCACTGTCAATGAAGTAACTTCATTGGCTGTGATGGTTGATGCACTTACATTGCCAAGAGGAAAGAGAATGACACTCTTGATTCCTCCTTTTCCATTGGTACATGTTCTGTCATTGTACCCTGTTGTCATATTACAGCTCACTGTTCTAAGTATTAATTGTTATACAATAGGGAGGAGTTGCCCCCTCCCTTAATTATTTTTAGTTAGGTGATCCTGTTCCGTTCCAAACTCCGATTTGATTCAAGAATGGTACTTGCACACCAGCTCTGAATTTAGATCGTAAATAAAGAACATCATCATCTTGAGAATACCACAACTCAAAGTTGTCAAAGTCAGATCTCAAGTCAGTACCGAATACAAACTCAGATGCACGACCTGTGTAAATATTGTCAAGACCATTCAATCCGTTAACTTTAACCACTCGCATGTTAGTTCCTGGTACAATTACCTCATCCATTGTTGCAATTGCAGCTGGAGAGTAATGGAAGAAATTCTGGTCAACTAAATCCTTAATCAAGAAATTAAAGTTCTCACGACCTGTGAAACATACGAAATCAGCTGATTCAGCAATGTTTGCTGGTGTGTTCTCAAATGACTCATAAAAAACATCATATGCATTTGTTGCAGAGATTGATGCTGTTGATGATGTATTCAAGTTCACACAACCATTTCCAGTTGTTAAGAATTGACGGAATCCATTCATCCATTGTAAGTTGCCAGTTCCTGTTGCTTTGTTACCTTTCCAGATTAATGAATCTAATTCTCTTGAATGTAACTTCAAAAGGTAGTCAATAATTTGTTGCTCAAATGGCAAGTTTTTGTCCTCTGCCATTGCACCTGGTCTCAATCCTAATTGTGTCCAGAATCCAGCAAGATCCTTGTTACAAAAAGGTTTCATGAATCCAAGAGTCTCAACAGCAATTGCACGATCAGTGAATACTGTATCTCCAGATGGAGTCATTGAACAATCACCAGCTTGGTAAACAATTGAGTCATCAAGTAACTTGATCTCCTCAGATCCTTTGATACCTTCCTGGATTGTGATGTATTGTAATGTTTTTGCCTCTGTTACGGCACGAACAGTCAACTGCTCTCTTTGCTCGTCAACATACGCTGCTAAGCCTGACACATCATAGTCAAACTTGTCTTTGATCATTTTTTTAAGTGACATTGTTTTACTTATTTATTTTTTAATAGAAATGCTTGTCTGGTTGTCAAGTTACCAACTTTTGAGAATTTCTCATTCTCTCTTGTTTCAACTGATGGTTGTGCTTTGAAAGTCTCGAATTCACTTTTCAATGAGCTCAACTCATTCACAAGTTGTGTGTTGCTGTCTGCAATGGCCTTTGTCATTTCTGCTAAGCCTTCGACAGCTTGAGAGAATGATTCAAGTCTTGCATTGATGATGTTCTCAACATCTGTTGCTGAGAATTCAGATGATGCCTCCATCTCTGTTGCTTCATTAATTTTGTTTACAACAGCACTTGCAACATCATATGCTCTGTCCATCTCAAGGCCTAATTGTTCAGCAATCACCTCTGTCACTTGCTCCAATACAGCTGGCAATTGCTCTGCTGATATTGCTTCAAATTCCTCTGGTTGCTCATCACCTGGATCAGCTGCGGATTGAGCTTCCTCTCTTGTGTCAATGATCTCTGTGATGATGCCCTCTGCATCAACCACAATTGAGACTCCTTCCATCTCACCAGTCAAGGAATGTGTACCCTCTGGAGCTGGAATCATCTCACCATCAGCAACAACAAAAACAGGCATCCCAACCTCAAGAGCTTCATACTCAATGACAGTCACACCATCAACCAAAGTTGCTTGCTCAAAATTTGAGGCCTCTTTTTTGTGGAATGCTCCCTTAATTTCGGATAGCAAATCCATTACCTTCTTGAAATTTTGATTCATTTTATTGTTTATTTATTATGTGTTATTGTTCTAAAATGCCAGCTTGTTTCAATTTTGATGCGGCCCATCTCTTGCCAGCAAGCCCTCCCCATAATAGATAGGAGATGGTGCCACAAGCATTTGAATCCTCTGGATCATAGTATTCCTCTGCTCTTGACAGATATGAATACATGCGTCTAATTGTTGACAGGCTGAGATTCTTTCTCTGTGACAACTGGCGAGCTCTGATCTTGCCTGTCTGAGTTGCACACTTGTTGCCATTCTTTTCATTCAGCTCAATCCCTCTCTTGGCATTGTTCACAACAGCATCTGGATAGTCATTGAAAAAAATGATGTATTCACTCACCTTCTTGAGCTCTGTGTACAATTGGCCCATGAACTCCTCCTCCATGGTTGTGCCTGTCTCAATCAAGTTAAATACACCCTCAATGGAGAATCCTTTGAACACCCCATTCTTGGCAGCTTCATAAACTTCCTTGTCAGTTACTTTGTAGCTCACAAGCCAAGAGCCATTGGTTGCATCCTTGAATCTCTCAGGAGCTGTGAATCCTTTCTCATTGTCAATCACATAACTCATGACCATGTATATACCATCAACAACTCTTGTCTCATCATGCTCAAGATTCACGTTGTTGAAATTGTTCCTCCTGGCATAATCAAAAACAATGTCTTTGATGGCCTTTGGTGTGAACACAACATAATACTCCTCATTGGTATCATCCTCTCTCCGATATATTGGAGTATCAGCTGAGATGGCAATCCCTGTGATGATCTGTTCATCATCATTGAATTGATATTTCTTTTGCTTTGAGAAGGTGTCAAAAAGTTTCTCATGTGCTGGATGCACAACCAATGAATTGAATGACACTGTTGTATCTGTATCCTGGAGATCAATCATGATCTCATAAACTGGCAATTCTCTCATCATATTATATTATGTATCTTTGTTCAATGGTATTTGTGTATCCATATAAGAGGAGCCCTGATCACTTTGACATCATGCAATCAATTGCCTGGATCAAGAGAGTATATCCAGAGGCAACCATTTACACCATTGGAGATGCTGTGCCTGGAGCTCTCAATATACCATGCACTCAATACAACAACATCAGAGGGATTGATGTGACCAACAGGATCTTGACTTTTGCCAGGACCATTGGAGGGGATTTCATTTATATGAATGATGATTTTTATATCTCAGAGAAATGGACTCCTGATGTGGTATATTTCAAAGGAATCCTGGAGATCAATCCTAATCATCCAGCACATTATCAAGAGGCCGCAAGAAATACAGCTGAATTTCTCATGCACAACAAGTTCCCTATCAACAATTATGAATGCCATCAACCTGTCAAGATGAACTCTGCCAAGTTGCTCAAGCTATTTGATCAGATCAATTGGCAAGATGGCAACCATTTTATCAAAAGCATATATCTGAATGTCTACAAATGCAATGCACAACCAGGTGAGAATGTCAAGTTGCACAGGCCAGATGTGACAAAAGCATCCGAATTCCTGAGAATATATGGATGCTTCAGCACTGGAGAGGCCTTTCTTTCAAAGGCTGGAGTTGATTTCTTAAAA